ACCGTTTCAGTAGTTTAACTGACTCTCGTTCAGTGCGGCTTAGCATAACTACGAAACGGTCAGGGCGAAAGAACACAAGCCAGAAAGCGTATGCGGCAGCCAGAGTGGAGAAACCAATCTGGCGTGCCTTTAGTACAATGCTGTAGCGTTCGGACATCCAGACACGCATTGTTTCTATTTGTGCTTCACGCATTTCAAACTTTATACGACCTCGTTCGGGGTGTTTAATATGCCAGTAGTTTTCACAGAAGTAAACAAATGCTTCTAGTTGTTCTTCTAGTGTGGCGTCGTCTGCGCCTCGGCATTTACGCCATTCTTTTTCATGTATTAATGATTGTAAATCCATAATGTTCTTTTATGTCCAAAGGGGGGGTATGGTTACCTTTTGCTGGAGACTAACTATGCAGGTCCTATATCTATTATTACCAACTGCATTGGATTTGCACTTGCTGGATAAAAGTAACCGTTTGCAATTACAGATGAATATCCACGCACTTTAATTGTTGTTGAACCACTTAAACCTGAAAGAATTACATAAACAGAAACATTAGAGTTTACACTTGCGGGTACATAAACATCACGACTATTCAACACTGTATTAGAACCGTTTGTTATTTGAGCCGTAAAGGTTTGTGCTGTCCCTTGGTTGGCGAGATTAGTTGAAAATTCTGCCCTATATAAACGACCCGATACTGGAGTAAATGTCACCGTAATACCAGTTATGTCAGTTGCAGAAGTTGGTGTGTTGAAGTTTGTTGTAGATGAAACCCATCCACGCCCAGATGTACCACCAGCAGTTGCATCAACAACTCCCCAAGGCATATTCCAATTTGGATACCAAGCAGTGCCGTTCCAAACAAACACCTTGTCCGTGTCGGTTTCGTAAATCATCTGACCCTCATACGGGGCTGTAGGGCGTGTCGTGGATGTGCATACACCAGTGCGTAACCCAGTTGCGTTGTTACTAATAGCCATCGTTATTTCCTGTATCCATAAACATTTACTGTTCCAGTTATAGTGCTTGCGCTTGTCGTAAATGTTAAACCAGTTGCAACGCTAACAGTGTTGAAACATTCACCACCAATAGGACCAATAGCAGGGATGCCAGCAGCATTAGATTTTCCCCCGCCGTAGTAAGCAAATTTTGTTGGCATTATTTGAACATCAAAAAAAGCATTATCTGGCGTTGCTGTATAGTAAGAGTTGGGAATAATGATGGTGTATGCAGTTCCATAAGCACCTGAACCAACATTGCTTCCGCCATACCCAAGATGACTTTGTTGATAAGCATAAGTGTTGGTAGTAATAGTCCCACCAGAGTTTCTGACCTGTAAACGAATCTCTTTTCCAGTTTCGGAACCACTGTTTGTAATGTTAAACACAACACGATAATTGGTGTATAAAGAACTAAAACAATCTATAACACCAATACTTGACGCAGCAGTAAATGTAACTGTCCCACTTGAAGAAACAGTCACTCCCGTACCAGTAACAGTAGGAGTTATAAGTTCCAGACCCATTGGGTTTTGTGCAGGACTGTTCGGGATAACCCACGCTGTACCATTCCACACAAGCAACTGGTCCGTATCCTTCTGAAAAATCACTTGACCCTCGTAAGGTGATGCAGGACGGTTGGCGGTGTTGTCAATAACACCCGCTTTAATCAGCGAACTAGCACCTATTTGCTGTGAAATACCCATTATGCCTCGCTCGCAAATCGTTCTTGATACGGCTCAGGCGTGTTGCCCTCTGATAGCCACAACTCGTACTCAACAAAATCAGCATTCGCTGAATCATTAGGAATAATAGAAACAGTACCGTCATCGTTTATTCGTTCAATGTAACGAGCAAGTTCTGGGGCATTAGGTGGACACCACGGATACTGTGTTAAATCTCCTTCAATATATCTAGCCATTTTTACAACTCCGCAGTCTGTGTTGAAGCAATAAAGAAACTCAAAGCATTATATCCACCACTGGCAGCAGCAAACGCAAAATAAGCACCATCGGCATGAGCATTATAGTAAGCATTGCTTCCTGCACTTAATGCAGCAGTTGCTGGATTTCTCCACTGGATGCTAGATAAAGTTATAGTTGGGGCTGCCCTGAATGGAACACGCATGTTTTGTGTGCCGTAATAATAGTTTGCTGCTGCGTAACCAAGAGCCACTACTTTTTCTTGATATTCCCCATAAGGGTAATTCTGGTAGTACCTCATGCATAAATGTAATTCAATACCAATAGGTCGTTGTTCAAACGGGGTTGGCTGGTAGTTCTGTTCCAACTGCACACCCGTAATCTCCACATAGTCATTAGCACCAGCAGTACCAGTAGGGCTATAAGCAAAAAAAAGACCAACCTCAGTAGCAGAAGAACTAAGAATTGCTGTCTTAGTGTACCTAGTCCATGTGGTTGTAATTACTTGTGTTGTGTTCAAAGGAGACAAATTACCCGTGTAACCCGTATATATGTTTTGGTCTGTACCTGTTCCAGTATTTATACCCACAGATATTGCTGAACCAGAAAAGTTTGCGCCAGCACGGGCATACCATGAAATAGTTACAGTTTTGCCTGCAAGCGGTATTGAGTTAACTGTTTCTAAACTTTGATAAATATTTATACTATTTGTTGCTGTATTGCCAGAGTCTCTTTGAAGTCTTGCGCAATATTGAAAACCTTCAAGACCTGCTGTTTGTCGTGAAATTGTTGAACCAGTTACTCCACGGTAGCAAGCCCAACGGTCTGCATAATAACTAGTTGTAGAAGCAGCAGTGATTGCAGACGAAGTAGTGCGTTGCCAAATTTTGAAATCACCGTTAATCAGAACATTACGAAAACCAAGTCCAGCAGGCAACAAAGCCGAAGAACCAAGAACACTAGAAATAGCCATTACAGTGTTTTGTCCCAGCCAACAACAGTAATATTAACAGCACTAGCAAAGTCGGAATAACCCCACAACCTATCACCAGCATTTAATACCATAGCCGTATCCAACACAATAGTGTCATAAGCAGCAATAGGTAGAGCGTGAATAAAACGGCTAGAAGTTCCACCAGTAACCGTATTACCAATACCTAAATATACCAGTCTGTCCGTGCCACTAGTGTTACACAATATAACCTGTTTAATAACCCACACATGACTGGTGGCAACAACAGCAGACCCAAGGGCTGCGTCTGTTGCTGTTAACGCCGTAGGGTTAACCAATCGTGTTTCTACTCTGTCACCACTTGCCATATTAAACTCCTACATCCATTAAAATAATTGCACTAAACTTAGAATCATTCATAGGGTCCGTTGTTAAAGTTGCGTTAACCCAGTTTGTACCATTCCACTGCAACACCTGATTTGCTGTTGCCGATGTGATAGTGACATCACCAACATCATCCAAAATGGAAACACTAGGAATAGTAGCCCAAACCAAACCAGTAGTTTGTGCAGAATCAGCCTTGAGGAAGTAACCGTTAGTGCCAACACCTTGACGAGCCAAGGCACTACCATCTCTGGTGAGAATGTCACCCTTTGTTGTCAGTGTGGTTGTTCCACCTTCAGGACCTGTGGCTCCAGTAGCGCCTGTCGCCCCAGTGTTTCCTATTACGCCTTGAATACCTTGAATACCTTGAATACCTTGAGCGCCAGTTGCTCCAGTCGCTCCCGTAGGTATAGTAAAATCAAATACTGCTGCAGCACTAGTACCAGAGTTGGTTACGGCAGCAGAAGTGCCAGCAGCACCAGTGGTGGTACTTCCTGCGGTAACGGTTGCTGCAGTACCTGTAGCACCAGTAACTCCTTGAATGCCTTGCGCACCTGTAGGTCCAGTTGCTCCAGTGGCACCTGTAGCGCCCGTAGCGCCCACCAATCCTTGCGGTACGGTAAAGTTAAAGGTAGCAGCACTGGAGGTTCCTGAGTTTGTTACAGTAGCACTAGAACCCGCAGCACCAGTTGTTGTTGTTCCAACAGCAACGGTGGCTGCGGTGCCAGTTGCGCCGACAACTCCTTGTGGTACAACAAAGTTTAATACGGCAGCGCCAGAAGTTCCAGAATTAGTTACAGATGCTGAAGTACCTGCTGCGCCTGTAGTTGTTGTGCCAACAGCAATCGTAGCAGCCGCACCCGTTACGCCCGTCGGTCCAGTAACACCAGTGGGTCCAACAGGACCGATATTGGCAGAAGCAACAACAGTGACAGTACCAGAGGTTACAACACCAACAGTGGCGTTACCTAATCTGATAGTATAATTAGTAGTTGTAGCCATTGTAACTTAAACTCTGGTTACATCAGGCAAAATGGTACATTTACCAGAAAGAATAGTAGTAACAACACCACTTTCAGTACGCTGAAGGTCCCAAAAAGCAGGACCAGTAGTTAGCAACGCAGAGTCACCAGCAGAAAGTGTGGCTGTGACGACACCGCCGACGGCGTTTGTCAACACACAAGTAAAAGAAGCAGCGATAGTAGCAGAATCATAAGTATAACGAATCTGGCTATTAAAAGTAGAACCTGTTAAATTCATGGCTGTGCCGTCAGCGTTCTCTAGAGTGAATACAAAAACCTCAGTATCGCCACGAGTAATCTTAATGTTTTGAGTAGCAGGAACCATACTAATGACTAATCTGTTCTAAAATAATTCATACGATGAACCTTGACTGGTTCTTCTTCAAACCAGCATTCAGGGCATTCCCTGAAAGAATTAGGGAACTCGCACCCACATTCGGGGCACTCAGTCTGCTTTTCCATCAGATTCCAACCGAGCAACTTGCTCCGCACTAGCCAGACTTGCAATCAGTTCATCTAGGTCCTTATCTGAGATTTCATTAAGAGACTGGGTGTGGGTAATATTAACCTGCTGAGGAGCCAACTTGTTTGTAGCCTGAAGATACAACTGAGCAGCCTTGTTGTCTCCACCGAGCGCACGCTGGTATATGGTGTCCATGAGTTTCTGGGTGCGCTCAGGGCTACCTTGCAAATCTTCTACCCGTTTCTGCCATTCTTGTTTAAAGTATGGTTTCTTTTGCCAGCGGCGTAGTGTTGCACTGTCCACGCCTTCTTGTTTAGCGTAGGCTTCTTGTGTGGGTGGTTGCCTCATGGGGGCAGGCACCACTAGCCAGTTTAGGTATTTTTCTTGGCGTTCATCAATATGGCTAGATTCCATACAAATAGCAGTACTGTTCCTTGACCACTGAGGGTGGTTGGTTGACTACTTTCTGCTAGGGAACAACGGGGGGGATTATAGGGGGGGTATGGCGAATACTGGAACTTGCGTTCGTAAGATAAGCAAGTGCTAGTGATTGTTACTACTAGGGATAGTAGTATTGTAAACAAACAATAGTTTGTTTACCCATAGCCATAATGCGTGGACAAAAGAGTGGGGCTAGAGTCTTATGGCTTATAAGCATGATATAGACAAAATGGCTCCTTGGACAGAGGTTAAGGTAAGATGGAGAGATGCATACAGTCCAGCGTCAGGCTGGCATGACACACACGACTATGAACCGATGGACAGCATTGCAACTACGACTGGTAGGTTATGGGTTGAATGTCAGGAGCATTACATTACTATTGTTGGTACTATCTTTGAGTCTGAATTACCTAATCCCGAAACCGTTGGGGACATTAACCATATACCTATTGATTGGGTTTTGGATATTGAAATCCTACCAGTTTCACAAACACACAAAGAAATATAAGGAAACAACAAAATGATAACACCATCAACAACAACAGGAACACTAGGCGTTTTAAACGCTGCAGTAGAAGTCAACCTTGACAGTGCAGAGACATTTGCAATGCAAGTATCAGGCACATGGGTAGGAACAATTAGTTTTAGCGGCTCAATAGACGGAACAAACTATTTGCCTTGGAATATGCAAAGCCTTAGTCGTGCAAACAACTACGACCAGCAAGCAACCACTACCGTTAATGGTATTTTCTCACATGAAGCACATATAAGGTTTTTCCGTGTTCAAATGACATCCTATACTTCTGGTACAGCAACCGTCACTATTACTGGTGACCGCACAGCAAAATAAAAAGCAATGGCAGCCAAAAAGAAAACAGCAGCATGGACTCGTGCCGAAGGCAAAAACCCTAAAGGTGGACTCAACGCCAAAGGCAGAGCATCCTACAAAGCACAAACAGGTGGCACCCTGAAGCCACCCGTTTCGGCTAAACAAGCAGCCAAATCACCCAAGTCAGCAGCCCGACGCAAATCCTTCTGCGCCAGAATGGGCGGTTCACAGGGACCCCTTAAAGATTCCAAAGGACGACCCACCCGCAAAGCACTAGCCCTAAAGAAATGGGATTGCTAATAATACTAGGACAAACCAATCTCCTCTAGCATAACTGGCAGTGCAACGGACTGTTAATCCGTCAAGTCTTGGTTCAAGCCCAAGGGGGAGAGCCACACACAAGGGGTATCCAACCCCCTCCAGAAACCCCCAAAATAACGCATCGGCTCTAGACTGGTTAGTACTTAGACACATGCACCCCCGCACCCCCCCATGCCCCCCTAGCGCACAGGGAGTTAGCAGTGGGATAGTGTTGGTAGCATTGGATTATGGTCCGATTATGGTCACAATTATAGGCAAAAAATAGAATGCATTCATCGTGCACGCCCATAACTGCGTACCGTGTGCACATATGAGGCGCATGTATTTTGTGTGACATGAGAATGGTGTGCATTATGTGTGTGATTCGGCGCATGGGCGGGACGATGGAATCGTTGTGATGGGGCGTCTGTAGGCAAGGCGAGGCAGTTTCTGGAAATTTTTTTTCCTATATGTGGCAAGGGTTTGAGAGTCAGTTTCGTTATGGATGGTTGCAAAGTGATTCAGGGTCGGTCCATGATATTGGGGCAATTCGGCATTCCAACATGTCGGGTTGAGCCATGGTCACAGGATGAGCCATGACGGTATCCACCGCAGTAACGGGATGTTCTGCTGGTGGAGCCATAGTAGGTAGCGATGCGGTAATTCCGTCTGAGGCTTGCTAGTGCTTATACGATTTAACAGGTAATACTCCTGTCCTTGCATGATTGGTTGCTTGGACAAGAGTTCTGTTCTTACTGTCACGGTAGATAGGCGACAACCCTTTAGGGGTTGTTGGGACCGTCCTTAATTCGTGTCGTCAAGGTGGTAGTCACACACCTCTTAATGGAGTTAAGAGGTGTGAAAGGTGCGATTCCTTTACCTTGTACCACTACTAAAGTAGTGACCTTATCCTTATTTAATTTACTGGAGGTAAATTATGGAAACAACAACAATCATCACGAACTCTAAAGAGTTCATGGAAACAAAAGCCAACCTCGGTTGGGTCGTCAGTGAAACTGTCCGTTGGGACGAGGAACCTCGTTTTGACACCGAAGGTGTTTGGATGGATAATGTCAATGTAATTGACTACCATTTTGAGGATGCCGATGGTAACCCTATGGGTTGTTTACAAGTTGTTGTCGGTGAGGAACTCACCGAGTCATCATGGATGGACTTTGATTGGGACTTTTAGTCCCAACTTTGTCCATCATTATACACAATCAATTAACTGGAGGTTAATTATGCAAACTGGAGATAAAGTTATCTTTACCTTAGGTAAGAGACTAGGGCAAATTTGGGAAGTTGCTTGCGACAATGGGGACGATTTGGAACTTGTTCCAGTTGATTCCAACCCAAACATGCCACGACCAACTTTGTTGGTAAATAAATACATCGTCCGTCTTAACAACGAAGTTGAATCTCGTTACTAGTAATTACTGGAGGTAATTATGTCAATGTCCCGCAAAAATTATGAGGCTATT